GTTCACTTGGCATATTAATGCCGCTTTCGTGTCTGATATACTCCCAAAATGTCCCTTTAAAAAAGGCTACTGACCATGCTTGCATTGTTTGATAACGCTTTGCCACGATTATATTTGTCCCTGCAAGCTCTGCCATTACCATATCTGATGGCAATACCCATAGTCTTTTTGTTATTCTATCTAATGCTTTATTATATAGGAAAACGGCTTGATTAGGTCTTGGTTTTGGCAAATAAGGCCAGCAATAGAATTTGCGTCTCATTAGATTTGGAATAAGCGGATCTTTTGCTATCACCATTACAACGCAAAATTCTTCTTCATCAATGATATTATGATGAAGTCTTATGGCTTCTTGAAGATGAGGCATGATGTCATCGGCTAACGCATGACCTACTTCTAAAGCATTATACTTCGTTGTGTCTCTATTGGCTTTTTGTGATAGCAAGCCTGCCGTTTCTTTAATCATAGATTATCTTTTTCTGCTCTTTGGAATTTTAAAATAAATGATGCATTCTGTTTGAATGATCCGATATGATTTTCCGGTTTAAATATGAACTGAAAATAATCAGGAGGATAATGAAAAGGTGACATTGCTTTCATTAACTCATTCATTAAAATTTCAATAACTTTATCTTTATCAAATGAATAAAGATATTCTGCATATTTTTTAGAAAATTCTATTTGAAATTCTCTTACACCTTCAATGTTTTCTATATTATCAAAAACATGACCGATTATTGCAAAATTAGAATCTAAAGGATGTATATTTCCATCTAATTCTACTAATTTACTCAATGGTCACACTCATTTATTTTTTGATGTGGTTGTGCTCTATCTTTACCGGGTCTTGGCAAAAATGCACCTGCTGGGTCATCGCCAAAACCTTCGGCGGTTGCAGGTACTCTCATTTCCCAATGATCTTTAGCAAGTTCGATGCCTTTTTTATAACCCACATGTAGGTCTTTAGCTTCTTTCGATTTTTTCATGTTGTATCCTTTGAATATTTATGATACAATTTAGCTTCTTTACAAATTATCCACACACATTTCTATCATTCAGACTTAAAAAGGTAGTGACCATTTTATATAATGCGTCTGATAATATATGTTATGTTGTATTTCATGCGTCTTACACTATAACTAGGGGCTTGTAAATCTAATATTTTAGTGTTTTTCATTTTACTCATTTTATAAATATGCCCTCACAAGTACTTATGAATTTTTAAACATATTCTTTAACAACAATTAGTGAATCACATCTTGGATATTGTTTTTTCAATTTATCGTTGTTCCATAAATTACCCTTTCTTCTATTTTCTTCTCTAGTTAGATATTGAAGATTAGATAATTCATGTTTACCACCTCTCGAAAGAGGTCTTATGTGATCTACTTCATAGTCTTCAGGGCAATTATTATAAAATGCTCTTATATTTTTTCTATCCGCCCATGATAATTTTTCTATTCCATCATGAAGCCATTTTTTTCTTAAAAATGTTACTTTTAATCGTGCAACTTTTCCTTTTTTACTTTTAAAATATCTCTTTTGAGATTTTTTAAATTTCTTAGGATTATCTTTTGCCCATTGATTAATCTTTCGATGATTTTCTTTTCTAATTTCTTTTACATATTCTTGAAACTCATCGGTTTTACATCTATTAATAAATTCTTTTAAATGTTCCATAACATACCTATATTTAACAAGATATGTTAAATTAATTATATTAAATTGTCAATATAGAAAATAGGAGCCGAAACCCCTATCTTATCTTTAAGGATATTGCATCTTATTCTTTTTTGTATAGCTTGCAAGCATATCTACAGATTTTTTAAGATGTTCTGGATTGCTCATCTCGCCAGATGTATATTTGCCATCTGCTGTCATAGTATCGCCTTGATCTTTTGACCAGTGACCTTCATTAAATTGAGCCATTGCTTTATGTTGCCCGTGGGCTTCTTTGCTGTGTGCCATATTTACTCCTTAGCCGTGAGGCTGATTTATTTTAACAACTCTTGAATTTTTCTTAATTTGTTATGTTTATATTTTGGAACATCTTTTTCAGAATAAAAATCAATATCATATGGATTCATAATTTTATCTGCATCATTTTGATATATTTCTGTTTCATGATTATCATTTATATCATCAGAACAAATTGAACTTGTCATTAAACATAAAATTGATGCTAAAACTTCATTAAATTCTGGATCTTTTTTAATCATTGATAATTATTACTTCCCATTCTTTTTCCATTATGAGCAACAGATCCAGTCTTGACTTTTTCTTTCATTATCTTTTTACTCATTTTAACATTAGATTTAGCCTGTTGCTTTGGCATAATCTTTTTTTCTACCATTTCTTTATTATCTTTTCTAACGCTTGAAGATATGTTTTTTAATTTTTTTCTAACAGGTTTTTCTATTTTAGCCATTATATTCACCTTATATTTTATTGTGCAACTTGTTGAGGTTGCATCATCATTTGATTTTGTTGTTGCATCTGTTGATGTTCAAGCTGTGCCATCTTCATACTTTGAGCAAGTTCAATAGCATTCTTAAGTTGATTGAATTGCACATCTTCAAGCCTCATGGCAGTTTCGACCAGTGCGTAGTCCGCACTCATGATATTATGTTCCGCTTGTGCTTTAAGTTCTTCAGCTTTTGCTTCTGATTCTGCCACCCTAGCCATGTCTAATTTAGACTTAGAGAACATATTCATCACTTTAGCATTTTCAACTTTCATCTTAGTTTCATTTTCTGCTTGCTGTGCTTGCTGTTGTTGCTCTATCACTTCTTGCATGTCAGCTTCAATCTGTTTCTTATTAGTGATAAATGCAGCCCTTAAGATTGACTTATCAGGTATTGCCATGCCTATTTCTTTAAAGTGAAGTAGCTGTTGAAGTTCTGTTTGCCTTTGTGTCGCACTATAGTTGCCTTCTTCGACTGCAATGCTATATTTTTGGCTGTGACTTGTGAAGAAGCGTTCATCGGGATCATGACCAAGTATGTTGCGAATCTTACCCTTACTAAAATTCTTACGAATCGCCTGTAAGCGTATTTTGCCATAGAGTCGCTGCGTATAGTCCAATTTATCAAATATAGTTTGAAGTGTTGTAAGTCCAGCGCCTTGTCGTAACATTGATAAGATACCACTTTTGTCGTCAGTTGCTGATCCAAGAAGTTCTTCATTTACACCTGATATTTTTGTTATATCTTCGCTTAAACTTGCACTTAATTCAAGTAAAGATTGCGGTATTGCAGCAGGTTCAATTCGTTGCACTTCATTCGGTAAGTGACCTGCTTTAAGAGGTACTAAGAAGCCTTGACCTGTTTGTCTAAACGCTTTGACATCTGTCACGGCGTCAATGGGAAATATCCAACCACTGTTAATTTGAGATTGAAGTATTTCAAGCTCAATAACTTTTCTCATGTTATAGAGAAATTGAGGGTCTCTTAAGTTTCTGATGACGCCCATCTTACGCCACGCCGAGTTAGTCACATCGGGTTCATAATAGCATGACGAAGGGACACATGGGTATATATCAATATTAAGTAGATTAGCACCATCATAAACTTGCTTGTCACCCAATGATAGGCATAGTTTAACTGTTGGTATCTGCATCTTTTTAACTTGCAACCAAGGCTGCTGTGCAAGCGTTCTTTCCATCATGTCTTCTTGATCATCTACATCTTGTTCCCATTCGATAGATTCACCAGAATATGGGTCGATGATCATCGTGGCTTCTCTTGTCGTTCTGTAGTGAAATTCATCGTATGAAAATAGGTGATTCATCGCTATATTTTGCAGCTCTGCTTGGACTGGAAACCTGCCGTCTTTCATACCAGATGGTTTCATCTTTCTAATCTCTTCTTCATATCCTGGAAGCAAAGAATAAGCCATATCTTTAGAAACCCAACGTCTTCTCCAAATCCCATTGCAATCGGATAAATCTTGCTTTCTGTAAAACTGATCAATCAAATAATTATTATATGAAACATTATCGGTAAAAAAATCACCTGAAACCGGATCTAAACTGTAGTCTGGATACATGTAGATAAGCGATTCACCGACATCACAAGAACCCTCAAACGCTTCTGATAAGTACTCTTGAAAACCGTCTCTATCTTCACACCAACGCATAACGGCGTTAAAATCATCGGATAAAGTATCATCGTTGTCGTGTATTGGGAGTGTAACGGTAGATTTGCGATTCTTGCGTTGAAAACCGCATATCATGTTGATATGTCGTCTGATTAGATTGAAAAAGTATCGGTAGGCATTATTATTTTGATTTGCGCCACCGTAGGAGTAAAGTGATTGATCACCAACTTTAAAGCGTTTATCAATAAACCCCTGTGACCAGAATGCCGAGTTTAAAGGATAGTTTGTTTGATAGAAATCGTCTTTAAGTTGCTTTAGATTTTTGGCGTTTCCGTCTGTTGGGTCAATAAAGCCACGACCTAGATTATAGCCACCTTTTTCGTATGATCCCATGTAAACCTTGTATATTTATAATTTTAAATATATATCAGGTTTTCTATGATTTTTAATAGTTTAAATTTAAAGAATTTCTTCTTCAAAGGGACTTTTTTTCCAGAGCTCTACAACATCGCCGCTTTTATACTTTAAACCGTCCCATTCATGCCCACTAATCCAACCGCGTATAGTACCCTTCTTGCCTTTTATCTTTAGATAGAGAAGATCATAATCAGCAGGAAGAAATAAAGAAGCATCGACCCATCCATCTTCATCTTTTGTTACTTGATGATAAGAGAAGTAAGTAGTGGGGTTCATTGAAATTCTAACGCCTACTTTTTTAATAATAACTGCCTCCTGCCATTGGATTCATATAACCGTAGCCTTCTTGATCGTTGTAAACTTTACGTCTAAGTTGCTCTATTGTTAAAAATTCATCTGGATTATTGAATTCACCCTGTGGAAAAGCTGAATAAATAGCGTAACGCAACGCATCTAAGATATGATCATTTTTCTTTATAGGCTTATCTTCGCCTTTATCAGCAGCTTTTGGATCCCATGCGTAAGATTGAATGTGTTCTCTTAAAGTAGAACAGCCTTTATGAATTGCAATATTCTTACCCGCAATAAATTTTCCGACTGTCTTGATGCCTGGTAATACATCGTTGTTTGCATCAATGACTGGCAAATCAGCTTGTCTAAGAGCAATTTTAAACGAGGCAGCAGCAGGATCGAGATAGATAGCTGAGATGTTTTTATAGCCGATGAAAGACTTAATGTCTTTAACGAGTTCCGCGTCTGTCTTAGCACGTCCAGACTTAGCTGAATCGTAGTAATATTCCGCTTCAACGTGAACTTGTGGCCATGTTTTGGGTGATATCCCACATAATACGGCAGCCGTAGCGTTGGTTGTTCCGTAGTCGATACCGACAATATAGTAGTTTGGATTTGGGTAATCTTGAGAATATTCATTTAACTCATCATATGTGTCATAGATTGCACCAGTTGCAAGTGACCACTCACCTAAGATATAGCGTTTATACCACATTCCAGAAAATGAATTCTTGATGGCTGTTTTGTATTTTTCATCTAATACTGGATTGTCATCTAGGTTGAATTGCCATGAGATTAAATCATGTTGATGGCTTCTATCTAAGTATTCTTTTTTTAGCCAGTGTGCTGGACCCTCTGGGTTACATGTTGCAAATAACTGTGCACCTGGCACACTAAGACGCGTTTCAAGCATTTTCCAGAATGGTTCTGGTATACATGTTGCTTCATCTACATAAGCATAAGCTAAAGTTGAGCCTTGAATTGTTGTAACAGCACTAACATCAGGAGCTCCAACAAAATAAATATCTCTACCATATAACGTGGTCTTGTTTGACATAGGAGATGGACAAGGGAAACCAATAGTTTTATACATGTGAGACAATACATTACGATGAATAGACCCACGGTTTACCCCTATAATCATGGCATCACCTGGGACACCGTGTTTTAATCTATCAAGAAACTTCCGAATAGATGAAAATGTTTTACCACTTCTAACAGCACCTACCCAAATATTAAAACGGTGTGTTGATTCAAGGAAGCTTTGATCTTGCTTTGCTGATGTTTGAAATATCATTTAACCTTAAGTTTTTCAATTTCAGCTTTAAGCATCATATTTTCGTTTTGTAAGTCTACTAGCTGATCGTTGGGTGGGATATCTGTTTTGAGTTTAGATTCTCTTTCAACTTTAGCGTCGGCGTCTTGATCTTCCTGATCTCTTAAATCTTTAAAATAAACGCGTTGCCATCTGTCTTTTAATCGTGGGTCAACATTACTATCTTTATCTAAGTAAGAATAACCGACTAATTTTAATGCCTTCTCGTAATAGTGCAAAAACTCGGGCATTTGTCGCATTGAATTCCATTCTTTATCAGAAAAATCTTTATGTTGCGTATACCATTTAGAAAGGTGTATAGGTTTGTTTTCCATTACCCATTTAACCATTTCCTTACCTAACTCTATCATTTTTTCTGGGGGTAAAGAAACTGTTCTTGGTCTTGCCATGTGTTTTAAGCCTTTTTTCCTATAAACTATTTAATTTAATAATATCTTGCAATCTTTTTTCTTGCTTTATTTTAGATCAAATGCTATATTTGTAACATAAGACAATAACAACAAAAGGAAAACAAGATGAAAAAATTTGAAAACTTAGAATCAAAAGAAGAATTTAAAATAAAAATGAAAGAATTCACAAATAATATTTATGGATTTGATGTAGAAAAGAAATATAATGAATATTTACAATCATTAAATAATACAGATAATAATGATTATTTTTCTAACAGCTTAAATTTATTTGAAAAATAAGAAGTAAAATGAACCAAAAAAATAGTATGATGCTACACATCAGACTTGAGCCAGAGACACACAAACAAGTGAAACATATTTGCGTTGATAAAAGTATTTCGATACAAAATTACGTTGAAACGTTGATAAAAGAGGCGATTAAAAATGAATAAATATGACGATGATTTTTTTGGTTGGTCACTAGATCAAGCAGAATATATTAAAAATAGAGAGTTTGAAAAGTTGGATATTATAAATTTACAAGAAGAGATTGAAGACATGGGAAGCTCGAAAGCTGATGCACTTGAGAGTCATTTAAGAAACTGTTTGATGCACATGTTAAAACAAAAATATCAATCTGAAAGAGATTGTAAATCATGGCAAAGCTCGATTAAAGAAGCAAAAATACAAGCTAATAAATTAATAAAGAAAAATCCTAGTCTAAAATCAAAGTTAAATGAAATTTTTAAAGATGCTTATGAAATTGCAGTTATTAAAGCGTCTAGAGAAACAAATCTAGATGAAAATATATTTCCTGAAATTTCCCCGTGGACAATAGAAGAAATTTTGTAATAAAAAACCGAGTGACTTTTTACATCACTCGGAAAAGTAAGACGAATACCTGTTCATAGGCGACAACAATGAAAATGCTTTACGTTTTCGATTTACATATAACAAGTATTTGAATATTGTGTAAGAAAAATTTTGAGGTATCTATGGGTTTATGTGCGCCGAGTTATAATCCTGATGACGTAAAATTTAGAAAAAAAAGGAAAAAATATATGTTAGATGATGATCAAAAAAAGGTAATACGTGAACAATTGGGCAACCGTTTAACTTCCCTAGAAAGCATAAAAACAACTTTAACAAGTTGTGTTGCATCATATGGGTCATCTTTACACAAAGTAATTGAAGAAATAAATCAAATTGAAAATGTGTTACTCGATTTGAAAAGCAATGACGAATAATGAAGCGGTCGTGGCATCAAGAATTAATTTTATGGCTGATCATACACACAGAAATGCGTGACAATTATTTTGGTATCAAATGATTAATTTAATTCTAATATTATTGTGCATGTGTTCATTCCCTTCCGAGCCAGATTATCCGTCTAGCCCGAAAGGGCCTAATGGCACTGATGAGCCTAGAAACTGCTACTATTACTTGAATTCATAGGCGTTTTACCTATGTTTTTTTCAGCAATTTGCTTATCGTTCTTGATTTGCTCATTGCACTTGTTAAAGATTTCTTGTGTTTGTTTTTCTTGTTTTGGTTTTTTTTTCCTTTTAATCGGAAAACAGCAAGAACAGTTGGAACAACTATCAGAAACTGGGACATCTAGAGTTAGAGAAATGGGTTGCATATATACCTCCGTGTACAAACTTCTTTATATTAATTTGTTGATTATGTTACAACAGATAACGACAATTTACATGAAGATTAAGCGTGTAAGTAATCCGACGGCGTGACGCTGTGTCACGTCGCCGTTTCTAGTCTAAAGGGTTTTCGTCTCTATTATGTGAATATAACACAGTGTTATATTTTCACTTTCCCTCAAGTGAATTTAAGTTGTTAGAGGTTTAAAAACACTTGAGGGAATTTATCACATAGCAGGAATTTGAATATTCGGTTTTACATCTGCTGTCGCCCCCTGCTCTTCATCTACTAAGTCGTTAGCGTATCCGTGAGTAGAAATATTTTGAAAAGATATTGTGCATGACGTTAAAACAATTGATAGCCACGCAAAAACTATAAATTCAACAAAAATGATTCTCATATAATCTACTCCTACTCCTACTGTATACTATTCTTTACACTTATCAAAATGAAACATTAAATGCTAGCTTACGATATACAAGAAAACTTTTTAAAAACTGTCGACAAATCTAAGATCAAAGTTGTCAAATATGATCTTCAATTAGACTTTTTTAAGACTTTAGAAGAGAGCGAAATTGAACGGCTTGTAAGAGAGATGTCGGAAGTTAAAGCATCAAGTACAAAAGTTAGAAAAGGCACTTATGCTGAAATTGGCAGTCTCAAGAAAAGAGTGCTAGATCTTGAGGAGAGGCTGATGATACTCGAAAGGAATATTTGCCGTGGAATATAATTGGTTGCTAATTTTTCAATTCACAATGATTATTGTGGGTAATTTTACCATGTATAAATTTGGTCACTCACGGGGTGAATGTTATACAATGAAAAGAAACAATGAATATTTGAAATCTTTAATTGAAAAATGGAAACAAAAATACGATGACAAATGATTTTCACTTCCTAAAATTATTGTTTATATTTCTTTTAGGTTTTTCAATCGCTCGTTGGACGAAATAATCTCAATCTCAATTGCATATTCATGTGGAATGCCTTTAATTTGATCACAAATCGTTTGTATTCGCTTATCGCTATCGGCTTGACCAATTGCCTTGTTTGGTACTAAAAGCTCGCAAATCGCGTCATTTATGTATTTAAGACTCATGGGTAAATTTTCAAAGGTATCGAGAAACCTAGGGGCTATTCTTGTAAGTTTGATGGTGCAAGGTAAAAGGTCTGGGGTTATTCTGCTGCTACAAGCTAACTTGATCGCCTCTTTCTGCTTCTTATGTCTCGCATGTTTCTTAGTCCAATGCTCACGAGAGAGATTAGCTTCTGATACTGTTTTAATCGGTAGCTTGATTTTCATGATTTACATATAGCAACACTGCGGTTTTCTCGTACAGTTTAAAAGCATCAATTAATTTTTGATTGGGAAAAGGTGGGTTTTTTAAAGATTCTAAAAATTGATCTCTATCCTCATCATCAAGAATTATTTTTTTCATCTGCTGTTAATCCGAAATAATTAATTTTTCACCTGCTTTTATTTCTTCTCGATATAGGTCATCATAGAAAAATGCTTCATTGCCGATTCTGATGAAAGAGGGCATGAAAAGTTGGCATTCAACTTTCTTTTGAGCTTCGTGAAAAGCAAAAATAATATCTTGATAAACAAGTTTAGCTATTTTTCTATTTGTCATCCAACACCCCCGATTTGACTATTTCCTCGACTTTCTTAAAACCTTCGCCAAGCCCCATTACTTTGAATGTGCGACACTTTTTATCTTGATGCAGAGTGAAAGTATAGGTGTCGCCTTTTTTCTGTACGTCGACGCTTAAAATGTGTTTCATGATTTACATATAGCAGTCGTACGATTTTATCGTACAGATCAAATCAGCGACAAGTCATTTTTTTAGGTGGTTGCCGCTGATTGTAAGGTTTGGCTAATAACCTAAAGTTCTCTTATCTTGACCATCAAGTATTTCAATATTTGTGTTTTCCTCAGCAAAAAGCCTGCTTGTTATTCTTTTTGAATAAACTATCTCAAATTCTTTGTTGCTAAAATTAGAAGTGATGATGGTTGGCAACATAGCATTATACCGATAATCTAAAAGACTATAAAAAACTTCTCTTCTAAATTCAAGATCACGGTTTGAAAATTTCTCGGGATTTATACCAGAACCCACATCATCAACTATCAATAACTCATGATCAATCATTGATCTTAAACTATGTAAATAATCCCCTTTGCCTTCTGAAATTCCAAGTCTCAATTTTCTTAGTAAATCTTCTTCTTTCCAATATCTAAAATCATTGAAATTTTCAAAACACCAATCTGTAAGAGCAGCACAAAGATATGTTTTTCCAATACCTGCTGTTCCATGATAAACTAACATGTTTTTGGGTTTTTTCATCCACTCGTTAACGGCTGCCGTAGCTTGTGGGTTTCCCTCCAGTTTGCAAAGAGACGCATCCCTATATCTTTGTCCAAAACTTCTAAGTTTGTAATCTGCAATTCTTTTTTCTCGTTCGAGACGGTCTCTTTCGATTCTAAAGTCTTTTGGTAAACCTTGCTCTGTCTGCATGGTTTTTCTCCTGTTTTATGTTTGTTTATGTTCTGTACAATCCGCTCTTTTTTGATGATAGCTTGGCAAAAACTGATTAATTCTCGCACATTGCCTTTATGTTTTGCAAGTCTTTCATATATGAGTTCAATTTCTTGGGCTGTCCAATCTGTTTTTTGACGAACTGCTATTGAGAATAAATCTTCTTTTGTCAAGGTCTGTTCTTTTCCATTAAAATCTAAAATTTTTAAATTTCCGCTTTGCGGTTCAATCAAATCAGATTTCTTTAGATTTTCTTTAGGAGTTTCTTTTGTGACTGACAAATTGTCAGGGGTACCCCCCCCTAAATTGTCAGGGGTGGGGCTGACAAATTGTGAGGGGTAAGAATTATTTGAATCTTCGTTTACTATCAACTCATAAAATGTCTGCTGCTTTCCTTCTTCTCCTATAACTTCTTTTGTAATCAGCCCTTTTTCGACTAAAGTTTTAATGGCATTTGTTACATGAGTTGCAGAGGAACCAGATAGCTTTTGAAGTTGAGAAATACTGATACGATCCCTTGTTTTATGCCAGCCAAATGTTTTTCGCATGATGATAAGTAGAACTTTTAACTCCACTTCTTTTAAAAAAGGTAGCCAATGATCGAATAAGTCGTTTGGAGTTTGTGTGTATGTTGGAGCAGATATTCTCATGGTCACTTCCTATTAAGTTTAATTTTTAATAGGGAGTTAACAGAGTCTAACCAAGAAAACAACTTGTGAGAAATACAGTTTTTGTATACATTATTAGATCAGTCCGCTAAGATTGATCTTGTAACAACTGTATTCCTCAGTGTGTTATTGTCGTGGTTAGATGCTGTGAACATCCCCACATTAGAGCCCGTCATTCGTGACGGGCTTTTTTCATTTATGCTACTCTTATTCATATTTCTTTGAAACATCAAATCCGATGTTTATCCGGGAAAGCGCAAAAATAATGGCTTTCTTCGTCGTCTGTTGCGTTAACAACGTGACCCCTCACATTTATCTTAATTCTCGCTT